TTGATGGGACAGGATTTACTAATTCAATTGCAATAGTTTGAGCACCCGGAGTGGCATTAGTAACAAGGTGAGTTCCTGTACCTGCAACAAATGTCAATGTATCCAACCCCACCGCAGTCAATCCATGTTGTCCAGCAATATTGATATATTTGAAGGTGGAGTTCATGCCAATCAAAGCAGTACCATTACCCATGTCTTCAACTGTGAACGCAGATTGGGTATCAAAATTCAAATGTGTAATGTTAGTTACAGTGTTAGAACCCGTGCCAGTAAAAGAATCATACAAACCCACGCTTTGAATATAGCCCGCATATTTAGAAATAGAAGCAGTTGTAAGGAATGACTGATTTGCGGATTCGTTAGATGGACTGGCATCAATCCAAGCACCATCAAAATATACATAAGTCCTGCCGCTGACAGTATCATACCATAATGTAGTAGTGCTTGCTGGAACAGGTGGGGCATCGCGTTGAACAAGTTGGTTTATAGCACCATAATATAGTTCGCCAAAATTGGCATTAATTTTGTTAAAAGCTGTTCTTAATGTGTCACCGTCACCCGAATTTGGGGCTGTTCCGGTGTTAATAAACAATATGGTCATCTTGAAATCCTTGGGGTTTGACTACAGTACATCCAGTATTTAGTTGCTTTCCAAACAAACTGATGTTATAATAAACGAGTAACATTAGCACAGATAAATATCTGTACATGAAAGAAAGTAGAAAATGAGTACATTGATCCTTAACGCCGACGCAAGTCCAGTTAGCCTACTTCCTTTGAGCACAATCTCTTGGGAAGAAGCAATTCGTTATTTGGTATCTGAAAAAGCCATTGTACTAGATTGGTACGAAGATTGGGTAGTCCGCAGTGAAAAGTGGGAAACCCAAGTACCTGCGGTTATGATTTTGAAAGAATACCAAAAGAAGAAAACCACAGTTCGCTTTTCCAAGCAAAATGTGTTTCTTCGTGACGGGTTTACTTGCCAATACTGCGGTGAAGATGTTGCTCGTAAAGCGGCCACATTGGACCATGTATTGCCAGTATCACACGGTGGTAAGACTACTTTTGAAAATACGGTATGTAGTTGTGCCAGATGTAATGCTAGTAAAGGGAATGATAAAAAAATTATTCCTAAAATTAAGCCAACTAAGCCCACATATTTCCAATTGGCCGAAAAACGTAAGCAAATGGATTGGAATGTATCACATCCAAGTTGGCTGAACTATTTGAGCTAACACATAAACCCCACTAGTTGGGGTTTATTTTTCACGGAAAGTAATGCGACATTTAGATAAGTCGTAAACCGACATTTCTGTGCGAACGCGGTCACCAAGAAGAATTTGGATTTTATTTTGGCGAATTCTGCCACTGATATGTCCCAGTACTAGAGCTCCATTTTCTAAACGAACTCTAAACATCGAGTTAGGGAGAGTTTCCTCTACTACACCCATCATCTCTATCAAATTGTCTTTTGACACGATTACAACACTTCCTTTTCTTTCAATTTTGGTACTAAAAAATTCTCAACATAATGTTGATGAGAATTGGGTCGAGGGTGATTGCCATCTGATTTAAACGGCAACTTGTTATCCCTCACATATTCAAACAGCCCGCCTGTTTTATTAAAAAATATCCAATTTTCAAAATCAATCATATCTGATAAGTTTTTGACATGTGGATAGTATTCACTACTAGTTGGTATGTTTTCATCTACCTTAGTATAGTCTACTGTTGGGTAGTGCATAATGTCTGCAAATGTTAAATTGATTAAGCGTATATTTTTACTTTGGCAGAACCATTGCACACGCAAGAAATGTTCATAACTTTCAATAGCTAAAAATTGATTTGGTTTGTGTTTAAAAACTTCTAAGAATTTTTTGTATAGTAAAGAATCTATATTGCCAAGATGGCCCGAACCTTCTAAGAATCCAAAAATGTTATTCTTCATGAAAGCTGAGTTTGGGCGAGATTTTAAAAACTGTAAAGGTAATCGTTGTTGATGATCTTTTACCAACGTGTCTATTGGATCAAAGTTATCCTTTGAAACAAATATGCTGGTACGGTCTATACTAGACCACATTGCTATGGCCAGTATAGACTTGGGATCTACTCCATCATTTAGCAAGTTTTGCAATTGATAAATGATTGTTCTACTGATCCAGCCATTGCCAGCGCCAGATTGTCCCCAATTGTATACGGGGATTTTAGTATACTCATGTAAGAAATGGGGCCAAGTTTGAACGCCTGTTTCACTGAAACTACAGCCCGATGTAACCACATGCTCAATTGTCATTACAACTTTTCGCCAGCAACAAATCCACGGAATCGAAGGAATCGAGGAAACCGCAAACTATAAGTTCCGTCTTGATTTTGTGTAATAGCATCTGCACGAACTTCAACAATTTGGCCTGGAAGTGTTTCGCGTGAAGTATAGTAGTTATTTCGATCATCATCACTGAATCCAGAACCTACATTGACTTTGATCTCTTTGCCATCATCAACACCTTCGCATACAAATGCGCCCAGCTTGCCTTCATTACGGCCAGTGCCTTCTTCTACTGCTGTAATTGACAAACTAACTTCAATGAATGGTTTCATTTTAAGCCAGCTTGCACTACGCTTGCATTCGTATTTGGCATCAACATCTTTGATCATAATGCCTTCAAAGCCAGCCGCAATGGCATCTTTGTTATATTGTTTAAATTCCAACTCACCAACATAACTGTCCAAATCAACTTCAATTTGAGGAATGATGTCAATACTGCCAATTGCGTCAAGGTCAGCTTCCATACTGCGTAGCAAGTTACTACGACGACGTTGGCCCAAACTAGACTGACCAGCTTGGAATTCACTCAATGGCAACACATCAAACAACATCAAACGAGCATCTTCACTTTGTACATCACTCTTACGATGTACTTGTTTCATTAGAGCTTGGAAACTAGAGCTAACCATTTCGCCATCTAATACCATGGCTCGTTCAAACAATGCCATATTTTGTTCAATAGCAGATGTAATGTGTGCGAAGTTTTCCAACAACTTGCCATTACGGCTGTACATTGTTGCTGTCTTGTTAGCAGGATTGATTACAGTAATAACACGAACACCATCCAACTTGGGTTCCAACAACTTCTTGCCAGTAATCTTCTTTTCGTGTTTGGCGCCATCGTGTGCCAACATACATTCAAATACTGGAATATTTGGAATATGGCTGAATCGACCTTTGAGCACTTTATTGATAGTGGTTTCAGTTACACCACAGCGTAGGTCTTTGATAAGGATACGACGATACCAATCGTTCCACTGTGACTTTGTACTAGCACCTAATGCCAACTCGATAGCATCTCGTGCGGCGTGTCCGGTAAAGTCTCTACGACTCAAACCCAAACACAATTCTTTAAAGGCTTCCCAAGGTAGTCCTTGTCCTTCTCCGCCACCATGTGTGGGTACTTTCTTGACACCAAAAGTAATCATAGGGTCAAGGGCCAAACGAAAGCCTTCAAACAGTTCTGTGTTACCAACTTCTGCTTCGGCTTCAATAATTGCTTCTTTGTTTAAACGACTCGAGTGTTCTTCAAGGCTACGAATAACTCTATCACAATAATTCATGGCATTCCTGTGTGTTAAAAACTATATTATACAGGATTTTTTAGCATTTGTCAAACACTGAATGAGCTACCACAACCGCATGTGCTTTGAGCATTAGGGTTTTTGATTGTAAAACTGGATCCCATTAAGTCTTCTTTGTAATCAATTGTAGCACCAGTGAGATACATCATGCTCATGCTATCAATCAATACTCGAAACTTTCCAGTTTCCAAAACAAAATCGTCTTCGTTTTGTTCTTCATCAATGGTAAACCCATATTGGAAACCACTGCATCCACCACCTTGAACAAATGTGCGTAAAGCAACATTTGGATTATTCTCTTCAAAGAGAATATCGTTGATTTTTTCTCGAGCAGATTCAGTGATTTCTATTTGCATAAAATTATTTAGCTTTGCTAACAATCTCAGGTTTAAACTGCGCTTCAATTTGATACGCTTCTTTGGTCCACCATACCAAATTGGTCAATGCTTTCTTAGTCAATTGTTTTTCCAAAGCCTTTTGTGCCTGTGTAACTTCACCTGCTACCCACCATGGATATGTACCAATCTTATCTGAGATACGCTTTTGTGCTTCAGGATCAGCAATCATTTCACGCACTGCTTTGATCAAACGGTCTTTGTA